AAGGATGCCCGGATTTTGGTAATTGCTCTAAAAAAGCCTGATTCCAGGGGTTTCTGCCATTTCAGAAGAACCGATTGGACGGCCTGGTCTGTCAAAAATCAGAAATCTTTAATAAGTTTGAGAGCCGATGCTTATGAAATGCCCCGTTTTTGATATGCAGAAATATTGAGAGATAATGAATAAAACGCCCCGAACCTTGCATAAAGGTCGGGGCGCTTCTTATTTGTATTCAAACCGGTTGACGATTCCGTTGGAGAAGGAGATCGCCGTTACCATGCCGTCTGTCACCTCGATGCTCTTGATGATGCTGTTCAGGAAGCTCCGGGGAATAGATGGGTCTATGTTCCGAATGTACTTCTCGTAGTCGATGAACTTCTCATCCAGAAGTTTGTCCACCATGACGAAGTAGCTCGCTTTCTCGATGAACTCGTCGCTTAAAGCCAGATCCTCGCTTCCACACTCGCCCATAGCTGCGAGCTGGGCGTTGATCTCCTCAACATCTGCCTCGATCCGTTTTCGTTCGATGATGAAATCTTTTTCTGGCATTGCATCGTCGCTGTACAGGTAGAGAGACTTCAGACGGTTCATCGCCTGCTCATCCTTCCTACGACGGTCTTCCAGAGCGGTGCGTTCACTCACACGGTCCTCTGACTCTCTGAAGACTGAGTTCTGCCTGTACTCCATCCCGGTGGAGCCAGACGCGAGAAGCTGAAGCAGATCGTCCAGCCCACTTATATGAGCAATGCCAAAGAATACGTCGCCCTTGAGCAGCCTCTTCTCAAGAGCAGCGACCGTTGACCTCCCTGTAATGCTTTCACGGCACCTGATGATATTGGCGATGTAGTTGAAAATGAACGGTCCGAGAACAATGTCTGAAATATATTTGTTCTGACATTTACCGGAATTGTTTCGCCGCATGGAGCACCCGTAGACGGATGGCCTCCATCCGTCTGCTCTTCGGCGGTCGAGCGTGGCGCTCATGTTGCTTCCACAGCAGCCGCATTTCAACAGACCGGCGAATATGTGGAGGTTCTTCTTGATATAGGTGGAGCCTTCCGGGACGCCTCCACGCCTGTTGCGTTTCAGTATGAACTGGATGCGGTCATAGCGGACATCGTCTATCGCCGGAAGATGGTGGTCCTCAATGGTGATCCATTCACCCTCGGAACGTTTCTCACTTCCGTTCCCGCCCTTATGCACGTTGTAACGGTATGCCCCGGTATACCAGATGTTCGTCAGAAGCTTATAGACAGCGGTGGTCGTCCACATCTTGCCGCCCCGCGTCCGAAGCCCTGTATCATTGAGCCAGCGGACGACGTAGAGGATGGACTGCTGCTCTTCATAATGGTCACAGATGGCATTGTAGATCTTTAGCTCCTCGGCGTTCAGGGTGAAAGTTCTGGTTGCTTTATCGTAGTCGTAACCATAAGGAATCCGGCCGCCATTCCATTGGCCGTTGTTGGCACGAGAAAGCATTACGGAGGTGACACGCTCTGCTGTCATCTGACGCTCCAACTCTGCGAACACAAGGATGATCTTCAACATTGCCTCGCCGATTGCGGAGCTCGTATCGAACTGCTCGTTCTTTGATACGAATGTGACGCCAAGGTTTTTCAGCTCAGCATACATGGCAGCGAAGTCCAGAAGGTTTCGGCTGATGCGGTCAATTTTCCAAACAAGGAGATGGGAGAACTCGCCGGTACGCAGCCGGCTCACCATCTTCTGATAGTCCGGGCGGTCAGTGTTCTTGGCCGAATAACCGGGGTCCTCGAAAACTACATAGTCCTTGATACCAAGAACCATCTCGCAGTAGGCGATCAGCTCCCGACGCTGCACCTGAAGGGAGTCCTTGTCGATTTGCCAGTGCGTCGATACTCGTATATAGATTGCGACCTTCAGCTTTTTGACAAGCTCGTTGATCGGTATTTGCAAAGCCATAGATGTCCCTCCATATTCTGAGGACGATTGAAAGGACAGTCCGCAGGACAGTCACACGGAAAGTCCAGCAGTAACCGTAACCTTACCGTAACCGTAACCGTTACCGTACCATACCGTAACCCAGAAAAGATAAATGGACGGGGCATCATAAGAGAGACGCCCCGTCCGTGTCTGTTTTGATGCTCAGTACATTGCAGCAAGAAGCTTCTTGTACATATCGTTGTCGAGGTCACAAAGGCAGCGAGTCCCATCCTTGAATGAAATTGATGTCGTATAAAGCCCCTTATTCCCCCCTGAAGTGACACCAGCAAGGGCCCCGATTGGACCGAGAAGAGCTCCGCCTACCGCGCCTTTAACAACACCGTCAGTCATGCTCTTCGAGACTTCTTCGTTGACCACCTCGTATTTCTCGACGGTGTCCTTGTTCACATAGGTGAGCTTGTGCTTAAAGGTTTTTTTGTTGTCGATGTAGATGCCCTTTTTGTGATGGTAACAGATGATGCCTGTGTAATCTCCTGCCAGAATTGTTGAAGCCATGATAGTTCCTCCTATTCTTCCTGTGAAAGTGAGTCCGCGAATTGCTCCGCAGCGGTAATGAATTCCTGAGAGTGCTGAAGCACCCTGCTGATAATTGCGTAGTAGAATCCTGCTGGGTATTCGTAGGGCGGAGCCTTACAACGTTTAGTATCAACGTAGTCTTTGAAAAAGTCAAGAAACCTGTCTGCCCCGAACGGGAATTGGCCGTACCGCTCTAAGGCCTTTTTGATACGTTCCGGCATGACGTAGAGATCTGCGTGTCCCGACGAAATCCCGAAGGTAAGCAAAGCACAGGAGCTGTCTCCGCCGGGGGAGAAGCGGATCGTCAGCTCAGTTGGAGCAATTGCTACCGAAAGGCCGTCCAGAGACTCAATGTCCGCGATGAGCTCAGTTACCTGATCTGGATCGTAGCCACCATTATCGGCGAATATGTCGATGAACTCGCGCCTTGAGAGGATCGGCTTCCTAACGTACTGCTTTTGATCCTGAGCTGCTGAGTTTATTTGACCAGAGAAAGACGACAGCCCGAAGCTGACCACGCTGCGCTCGATGACGGTCGTTTTTGTGAGCAGGTTCGGAATGACTATCACGCCTTCGTCGTGCTGATATACCTCCAACTCCGCGAGAGCCAAATTGAAGGACATTGAGGCGTTCTCATTGAGAAAGTCAGCGAGCTGTTGTACGCTCGATCTGATGCCGTCCCCAATGATGAACAGCAGGAATGACGCGCTGCGAAGGTTCTGATTTATGGAGTCGGTGAGCTGCCCGTCTGCCGACAGGTTGAGATGCCCGAGCCGAGCCATAACATCAATGATGCGAGCGGCCTGTCCGTCTGTACGGTAGAAGTAATCGGAGGCAACCTCGTCCAGCTTCTCGGCGTCCCACTTCTGGAGCTCCTTAGCATAGTCGATGATCTGAGCTACGACTGTTCGCCTCGACTCCTGATTACGGAAGAGCTTCGTCTCAACCACCACGACATTTCCAGACGGGGTGACATAGAGATTGTCGATGTAGCCCTGCGTGTCTCCGGAACCGACCGGAACCTCACGGCCTATGCAGACGAGAGGGGCATATTCTCCACCCACTTCTCCAGACGGAATAATGGAAGGATTTCTCTCAATCAGTTCCTGAAGCCACGCCTCGTTGAAGCTGGCAGACATGAACGGAATGCGCTTTAACTTTTCAGCCTCTCCGTTCTGCCCGACGAACAAGGCTGTTCTTGAGCACCTCTCGCCGTAGATCATAGTCAGTTCTCCTCTCGATACTTGTTCAGAACTGCCTGCACCACCCTGCGGTCGTCCATAGAAGCCAGAGAGTAGAGCTGCGCGAACTCCTGAATTTCCTTCGGAAGCACCTCAAACTTGTCCCCGTTGATGCCAAGTATCCAGTCTACGGAGACATTGAAATACTCAGCAAGCCGAACGACATAAGGGAGATCCGGCGTACGATGACCAGAGAGATACCTGGAGAGAGTCGCCGGCGTCATCTGATTGTCCATGGCGACATCCTTAATCATCTTGCCTCTGCTTTCGATGAGCTTACGGAGGTTCTCCTGAAAGTATGTGTAGTCCATTGCCGCACTCCTTTTCGTATGATGACTCAAATCGTTGTTGTTCTTGACCATCTTATAACTTTTTAGCCACTTTAGCAACCAAATTTACCGGAAGTGGTAAAATAATTATTGACAATTTCCAATTGGTCAATTATAATGTTTATCGAAGTCAATTACACCACTAAAATGAAAGCAGAAAGAAGGTGAACTGAATGAAACCGCTCGAAATCAAAGGAGCCCGTACAAGGCTTGGATACACGCAGCAGTACATGGCTGACCATCTTGCAATATCGGTCCACTCCTACCGTAAGAAAGAGAGTGGAGTCGTGAAGTTTGCCGATAGTGAGAAGGTCACGGTCGCAAAGCTGCTCGGGCTCAGCCCGACGCAGGTGAACGACTTTTTCTTTGACGGGCAATTACCGGTTGGTTAATTGCAAGTGACATACCGGATATGTCGTATTTTTTTCTCCACCGGTTGACCGGTTGGAGCATTCTGCTTATCACTACGGTAATTATAGGTGAAACGGAGGTGCAATAAAATGGGACGCGATGCTACAAAAGCAGCCGGAAACCCTTGGTACGAAGCCAGAAAAACCGCCTCAGAGTATGACGGGAGGCTATGTTCGAGGGAGGGAGCGGCTGAACTGCTCGGAATGTCAGTATCTTCCGTTGCTGATGCAGAGCTTGGAACAACAAAGTGTATGCCGGTGGACAAGGCGGTCCTCATGGCAGACCTCTACAACGCTCCTGAACTGCTCAATTTCTACTGCTTGAACGAGTGCCCGATAGGTTGCAGGCGGCCTATTTCTGACGAGGTCATGAATATCGACCGCGTCACAGTCAAGCTCCTAAAGGGTCTCAAGGTAGAAAGGCTGAATGAAGTGAAGGATAAGCTCCTCGACATTGCCGAAGACGGAGTTATCTCGGATGACGAGAAACCGGATATGTACAACAACGGAGCCTGCACCGCTGAAGGATCGTATAGAAGCACCGAGCACATCTGCGTCACGAAGCAGAGACTCAAATCCTGCCCACTACGGATAGTTAGGGGTGAACAAATTGAACGATAGCGAGAGGGAACTCGTCCGGTTCGTCTGCGACGGAGACATCAAGAAAGCCCAGCAGCAGGTAAGAACCTTGCTCAACGGCATGACGGCAAAAAGAGACGTTACCTTCCAGCAGAATATGCTAAGGAAGCTTGACTCGAAAGCGATGAACCTGTTAGAGCTGCCATATAACCTGAAAGAGCTTCTCATTGCCGAAGACACCGAAAACTTCCCAATGCGGAAGTTCGTTCTCAGGGAAGATGAGCGAGCGGTCGTAGAGAGGATTCTCCGAGTCCTGAAAGCATCGGAGATGCTGTCGGAGCTCGGCATTGAATACCTGCCGGCGCTGATGCTGTATGGTGAAAGCGGAGGCGGCAAGACAATGCTCGCACGGTACATAGCCCATAGAGCGAACCTTCCGTTTATCTATGTGAGGTTCTCCAGTATCGTCAGTTCGTACCTCGGAAGTACGCAGTCCAACATTGCCAAGGTGTTCGAGTATGCAAGAAGCTCTCCATGCGTCCTGTGCTTCGATGAGATTGACGCGGTAGGAATGGCTCGCGGACAGAAGAACGACGTTGGAGAAATGAACCGCATTGTCATAGCCCTCATGCAGGAGATGGACAGGCTACCGAACAACATCATCATAATCGGAACCACAAACCGGTTTGACCGGTTAGATCCTGCTCTCATACGCAGATTTCCGATCAGGCATGAAGTGCTCCCCATGAGCAAAGAAGACGCGGTAGCCCTTGCTAGGAAGTTCTTTCGGTATTGCGGCGCCGGCGAACCAGCCGAAGGAGCGAAGGAGTGGTGTTTGTCCAACTTTGGAGAGGCTGCCCCAGCATCGCTCGTCGTGAGCAAATGCACCGATTGGGTGATTGAAAGGGTTATGGACGGATGCCATGGGAAATAAAAAAAGCGGAGACGAGCAGCTCGAATTCGACTGGCCCGATACCGGACGGCTGAATATCTCAATTCACGGGAATGAAGGTGCCACGCTGCACTTCATCCCGAGAGATTTAGAGAAGCTCATAGTGGCCTCAAAACAGTCACAAATCGAGGCAACACCAGAAGTAATCCCTCAACACCAAGACGGCGAAAAAACCATTCCTTGAGGCGGCAAATTGATTTCGCGGCCACTTATGGATTAAATCAAAAGTAAAATCAGAAACGGGGGAAGACCAGAGATGGATATGAACGGGGACTACGGGGCTCTGTCGAGATCATATAATGACAGCCTCAGAAAGGGAGACCTTGCGTCAGCGGCCGGAAAACTGCATGATATGGCTGCCGTTCTCGATAAAGAGGGGAATACCGTTGATGCCCTGAAGGCGCTCATGATAGCTTTCCATATCAACCTCAGCGGAGCTTCCGCAGCCCCGTTCATCTCCGAAAGAGAAATTCTCCTTGCAAAGAAAGAAGCGATGCTATCGGGATTGGAAAAGCATGAGATAGATGAACTGTACCTTGAAACGGTACGTAGGGATACGACTCCAAGGCACATCATGAACGTGAGTGACAGCCTGTATGTATTCAATTTGTGCCTTACTGGAAGGGAATGCGAGGCAAAAAGCATTCTGACGAATATGTGCAGATGAGCTCGTAATGTTGTAGAATATGGTAGCGGAAAGCAAAAAGAGGCACGAAATTGCTCTCGGTGCTCGCACAGGGGCCGTATCGGCTCCCCACTCATAGTCGTTGACGACAAATGAAGCCTTTACTCCTCCGGTGGCCGAGTGCCAATACAAAACGAAGGAGTAAAGAAAAATGAACAGCAATCTGAATGAAGCAATTTTCGACACCGCAAAGGTAAACGCCCTCATGTATGCCTATGAAAGAACCTTCCTCGACATGGAGTTCCTGCCGGAGGATATGGAAAAGGCTGACATGGGGGTTAATGCTTTCTACGCGATCTGGGACATGGTACATAAAATCGCCGAAGACCTCGACCGGCTCGCCGGTGACAGCACTGTGGTGGACGCCATCTATGCCGTCAATGATGTGCAGAGGCGGAGCACCTTGAAAACTGAAGAGTGATTTGCCGGGGAGCCGGGGGCGTTAGCCTCCGGCTTTCCTGTTGTAATTTCGGCCGTCAGGTGGTACAATCTCAGAGCGACTATTATACAGAGCCACCGAATATCATATAACCCGTGAACATCGGTGACGCCATGTTCATCTACTGACCCGCTTCGC